TCTTTCACCTTGCGGAAAAACCCGAACAGGTAGCTATAGACAGTCTGACCGTTCAACGGGCTATAGAGTGGGTTAAAAGCTATGTTATCCCTGCTCTGCGTCATTTCTATGGTCTGGGAGACAAACAGGAGAGTCTGGACCGATGGATCGCCGAGTATATCCTGACGGCGCCCGAGTCCGTCTTGTCGATAGGCGAGCTAACGCGATCCGCTCGCCGTATAGTCGAGAGGCTCAGACTGTCATCATGGCAAGCTACCAGTGCAGTTGAATCCTGCATGATTACTCTTACAAGGGCAAACTGGGTTATCCCGATACCACTAGGTCCGCATGAGAAGTCACCGCGTTACGCGATTAACCCTAAGTTGCGGGAAACCTACAGCGAGAAACGTCAGCAAGTCGCAAGGATCAAACAGGCCCGTATCGAGTCAGTAAGAGACATTATTCGCAAAGCGACCGGCAGAGAGCCTCAGAAACGCTTCGCTAGAGGCTTGGAGAGAGCCGCTTAGGGTTAGGTATAGGCGAAATGAAAAAAGCCCCACAAGGGGCTTTTTATTTGGTTTGAAGGGTTAGATCAGCTACGCCAGAGGACGCCGACCAAACACAAGGCAAGGGCGATCAGGGCGTGCATGGATTAGGCCACCTTAAGATAGTTTAACTCGCAGAACTTGCGAACGTATTCGGCTACCTGATGAGCCGAAAAGATAGGGTCTCCGGCATAATCGATGCTGATAGTTCCATCTTCGGATATTGTCTCCACCATATGCCAGTTAGTCTTCCCTATGCTTCGGGGAAATAGGCGATCCTGCTTTGCGCAGTCGCCGTTAAGATCATGTCCTTTGGTAATCTCTCCACGTAAGAAACGGTCAAGGGCTTTGCCGGGTTTTTGTGGGAAGTTTTCTTTTTTCATGGTGTCATGCTCCCGAGAATGAACGAAAGAGATTATGTGAGCCGTTAAGCAGGTACTCAGGTATCGGGCGGTTTTCCGCGATGAAACCGTTTATGTTGCGCTGGATGGCGTTATAGCTATTAACTTGACAATCAGTAAATGCCCGACCAGTGAAGGCAACAAAACCATAGGGTAATAGGTCTCGCATGGTGCCGTGAATGATTGTGCCTTGCATGATGTTCCCCTTAGTGATTGTCAAAAACGTAATATTCATTGCCATCAATGCTGATAGTCTCTTCCTCGCCGTCGTAGCAATTGAAGTGATGGCCGTAACCGTCAGCGCTTACATATGCTTGCTGCAATGCGCCGAGTTTGTCCATTGATATGATTAGCTTGCCAATGGCTTCGAATGCCTCAACTTTTTGCATTGCTTCGATCACGTCCTGGTCGATATCCAAAACGTCTGCGATGAACCAAGCATTAAAACATCCGAGCATGTATTCATCGCTTTCGAGTTCATCGCATTGGATTTGGTCGATAGCATCCGAGCGAATAAATTGAACACCATCAACATAGAAGTCATCTGCGCCAGCGTTAGCGATTACCTCACGATAATCTGGCGTGGAGAACAGAGACTCACAGAAGTTCTTTAGCGTTTTGATTTGGGAGTATTTCATTTCATCACCTCATGGAAAGTTACGGATATAACCGCGAAAGAAACTACGCAGACAAATTCGGCGGGTAGGATCACTCCGAAGCCTAACCCAGTCACTGCGAAGAACATCAATGCCAGCATTGCAAGGCGGAACAACGATTCAGCGGTTCTCATGATTAGCTCCTGGTTTGTTGAGACAAGGGCAGTGTAACAAGGTTTGACAACGATGTCAATAGGTTTGCAAAAAGAATTTGCATCAGCGAAGTGTGACAAAACGAGAAGGACGGGGATAGAGGGAAATTGGGAATATCGCAGTAAGAGAAGATAGGTGAAATACATTCGCGGGCGGTATCGAATGTGTCGCACTTCGTCATAGTTTGTCAGATCTGTCACACTTAACACCTTGTTACGGTCAAGTGTGACAGCAAAGCCGTGTGACAAATATGTAAAGCAGCATTACATATTACTTGACTAGCATAGTGGGTTAATACCCTGATTCTATGATGCTTGCATAATAATGATGTTGTCATTGCTGAATAGGCGATAGACCTAAGCTCACTGGCTCTGCTTGGTCACTGACTCCCTGGTGTCAGGGATAGGCGATTACCTAAACAATTCATGCTTGAATTGTTCAGGAATTAACTGATTAACTTAGTAGGGTATTAATTGGGAGGGGTACCCCCTGCGGGATTTGGGCTGTTAAGTTTGGGACACCCCACAAACATTTTTATTTTTATTTTTTATTTTCTGATCCTTGTAATACCATCTACACCCTACAATTTTTCCGACCCTTGTAATATCATTTGTACTTCTACACCAATCGTAGATTGATCTGCTATGATTACCCTTATGAGCAAGCAATCCTCTGTCACCCATGTCACAGATGAACTTCCTGAGTGGTTACGCAGCCACATGGAGGAAGTCCATCACGCACTCGATAACAACTTGGACCCTCCTGATCCCAAGTTCCCACGGAATCGTGACGAATACCAATTACGGACACACAACCTCGAATGTCTTTTCGAGAGACTGTTGCCGCAAATCGCCGAGGGGAAGACGATACAAACCGTCGTAGCGTTCGATCACAACGGTTTTACTGTCGGCGAAGTCATGTCGTGGATTCGCAATAATCCGGAAAGAGCAAGACGCTTCGATGAGGCGAAGAAGATTCGTGCGGAGGTAATCGCTGACGATCTGCTAACGATTAGCGACTCGAATGAGTTAGCCGACACGCAACAGGTTCGTACCCGTATTGATACGCGGAAGTGGTTACTGGAGAAGGACTATCCTGAGAAGTACAGCACTAAGCAGTCGATCGACATCACCTCGACGAATATCAGCATCACTGCTGCACTGGATGAAGCCAGGGCGAGGCTACCTGTCGCCCAACGAATTTTCGACAACAATGGAGAATTGACTGATGGAACCGCTTAGGGTGTTTGTAGGGTATGACAAGGCTGAACCGGTGGCATACCATGCGTGTTGTGAGTCTCTGATCAGCAACTCGTCACGACCATTGGCGATCACACCGCTGTACCTGCCCCAACTGACGATCAAGACGCCGAAGCACATTGAGGGGTACAAGCCGTCAAATGGCTTTATTTTCTCGCGGTTCCTGACGCCTTACCTGTCCGGGTTCAAGGGTAAGTCGCTGTTCATGGATGGGGACATGATCGTCAAGGGCGATGTCACCGAGTTGTTCGAGATGGACATGGTGGGGCTTGGGGTGCGAGTGGTCAAGCATGACTACAAGACGCGGCACCCGAAGAAGTATCTCAACTCGACCAATCAGGACTACCCGCGCAAGAACTGGTCGAGCGTGATCCTGTGGAACAACGACTTTTTCCCGAATCGCAAGCTGACGCCTGAACTGGTGGGCAATAGTACGGGCGAGTTTCTGCACCGGTTCCAGTGGCTGACCGATGAGCAGATAGGCGAACTGCCGATGGGGTGGAACGTACTGGCCGACGAGCCGAACCAGGCGAGCTACAACGAGGCCAAGCTGATTCATTACACAGCGGGTACTCCATGCTTCAACGAGTATCGGCATTGCCAGTACGCAGATGACTGGCACCGCACTTATGATGACATGACTAGCTGCATTCAGATCAGCTAATGGCGCAGCAGATTATCTACAGCCCACAGGACGAGCAAGCCCTGATGGTGGAACTCTGGAGTCCGCTTCTGGCGGACGATCCAGAGGCGTTCGTGATGTTCGCGTTCCCGTGGGGTCGGAAGAACACCCCGTTAGAGAAGTTCGACGGACCGCGACAGTGGCAGCGCGAGGTGCTGCGGACCATCTCCAAGCATATCAGGGAGAACCGTGGTCAGGACGTGATGGACACCCTGCGGTCTGCGGTGTCGTCTGGTCGAGGTATCGGCAAGTCGGCGCTGGTCTCATGGCTGATCCTGTGGATGCTGACGACGCGGATCGGGTCCAGCGTGATCGTGAGCGCCAATAGTGAAGCGCAGTTGCGGTCGGTGACATGGGGCGAGCTTACCAAGTGGCAGGCGATGATCATCAACAGTCACTGGTGGGAGATCAGCGCGACCAAGCTGGTGCCGGCCAAGTGGGTGACGGACATCGTGGAGCGCGACTTGAAGAAGGGTACGCGCTATTGGGGTGCAGAGGGTAAGTTGTGGTCGGAAGAAAACCCGGATGCGTATGCTGGTGTGCATAACCATGACGGAATGATGGTGATCTTCGACGAGGCGTCCGGTATCGTCAATTCGATCTGGTCGGTGGCCGCTGGCTTCTTCACGGAGAACATCTTGGATCGCTACTGGTTCGCATTCTCCAACCCTCGCCGTAACGAGGGGTACTTTTACGAGTGCTTCAACTCGAAGAGGAACTTCTGGATGACGCGGACAGTGGATTCCAGAACGGTAGAAGGGACGGATACCAACGTCTATAAGCAGATCATCGACGAGTATGGCCCTGACAGCTACCAAGCCAAGGTCGAAGTGTATGGCGAGTTCCCCAGCCAAGGGGATACGCAGTTCATCGACGGTGGGGTAGTGGATGAGGCGATGTCTCGGAAGCCCTACAAGGACGATACGGCACCGGTGGTGTTGGGCGTCGATGTGGCTCGTTTCGGTAGCGACAAGACGGTGCTGTGCGTCCGTAAGGGCCGCGATGTGGTCAGCCTGAAGAAGTTCCAGGGGTTGGACACGATGCAGGTGGTGG